TCGTGCCACACCAAGCCAGCCCCTAAGCCAAAGGCTAAGAAATCGGCCAAGAAAGCCGAAGAGTAAGCCTTATAAGGCTTCAAACCTATGGTAAATCATGGGAGAGGCGAAGCGCACATCTACATACGACCCGACGAAGGTCACGAGCGAAATGGTTCTTCGCGTAAGCAAGTCGTCCTACAACCAATACGCCATGTGCCCTCGGCAGTATTGGTGGAACAAAATCGCTCTCCCCGACATGGACATTCCTTCCAGCGAAGCCGCTATCCGTGGAACGGCGATTCACCAAGTTATGGAGGATGGTCTGCGTGAGTTGTCTATGGATAAGACCTGCGAGATTAGCCATGATGTGATGATGGACACCACCTTCAACAAGCACGCCATCGCTCAAGGCGTGCAGACCGAGGCTGGCGTGGATGCTATGCGTGAAATCCTTGAAGCGATTGCCGAAGAATGGGGACACATTGAGATTGTTGAATTGGAGGATAAGCATGTCCACCCTTACACCATCTCCGTCTTGACGGATGATGGCGAAATCAACTATCCCGTTGAATTGGTCGGCATGATTGACGGTGTGTTCCGCCACCCCGACGGACACCTCGTTGTCGTTGAATTGAAGACCGGCAACGCCAATTCATCCAAGTTGTCAAGGACTCGTGGCGAGTTGTGCTTTTACCGCAAACTTCTCATGCTCAAGGGTTATGATGAACCGACCCACTTTTTGACCATCTTCCCCGATGCTGACAACCCCGACTTCCTCATGTCGTTGATGGGTAAGCGCAATACCCAAGTCTACATGGGCGACTCGCAGGGCTTGGCCGTGTATGAGGTCGTCGGCAAGCGTAGCATCAATGCGATGGAGAAAAAGTTAAGCAACGCCGTTCACGGTATTATGACTCAAGAATGGCCTATCAAGTGGAATGACTACTTTTGCACCCAATGGTGCGAGTTTCATTTGTCATGCAACGAAGAATTGCTTGGAATCGGTGATGCAATATGAAGGGATGCCCGAAGTGCGATAGTGGGAATGTTCAAGTTGAAGTGATGTGGCGAGTGACCGGTAAGGAAGGTGACGCACCAGCCCAACTTGATGTAGCAGAATGTAAGGAATGTGGACACCGATGGACGCTGGACTAATTTCATTCCCTCGTGAAATGGGGCTCAAGCGTTCCCTGTGCAAAAGCCGAGAACAACTCCGAACCTACATCGGGAGACTTAACGGTAAAAGCAATCTCTACACCTCGCTCTACGCCTTCCGTGATGTAGAGCGCACAAAGTCGTGGAAGGTTGATACAACAACAGCCATCATAGACCGCGCGTGGTGGGACTTTGACGCTGGCGAGCGAGGCGACATTGAGCAGGTCAAGAGCGATGTTCGTGAATTGCTCACCCGTTTGGGAGGAGATTGCCGAGTTGTTGCCACGGGTCGTGGATTTCATGTTCACCAATTGTTCAGCCGACCTGTGGTGGGACGAGATTTTGATACGCATTTACAGCGATACCAACGAATGATGAGCGACGGCCTTCCGACGCTGGACGGCTTCGCTTTTCCCGCAAAATTAACTCGTATTCCGAACACTTACAACTGCACCCGCAAGCGGTGGGCGGTCGTCATTCCCCCGAAGGCCATCCTTGACGACGGTTTCAAAATCCCCAAGCATCCCGTCAAGGAATGGAACGAGTATTGTCCGTTCTTCGGTAAGCCCAACAATAGCGACTTTGACTTCGTGATGTGGGTCACCAACAACCCGCCGCCGAAGGTGGAGATGCAACCTTTCACGGGAGAAGTCGGTTCAGCAGGTGATGTCCCTATCATGCCATGTCTTGAGAAGGCCATCAACGCCAACAGTCCAACGCACGAAGTCCGTGTGGCTCTCGTCCAACACATGAGTCAAGAGTTGCGGTGGTTCGCTGACCCATCTACACTTTCCCAAGAACAACGACGGGAGATTGAGGACACCATCTTCTCTTACCTTAAAAGTCTTAATTGGGACAATTGGAATGAACACAAAAGCCGACAGGGCATCCGCACCAACATTGGCTACGCAAACGCCCCGTCCTGCCGCTGGTATAACCTGCGTGGGATGTGCGAAGGCAAGTGCTGGCGTTATGACGGAACCATAGATTGATAAAACGGAGGTAAAATTAACCACCATGCTTCTTATTGACCACCGTGAGAACCCCAAACTGATTCACAAATTGCTGGTCAAGTTGGGAGATGCCGATAAGGACGAACGAGGCCACGCCCGCACCCTGCAAATGAACACCGGAGACTATGTGCTTGGTGATTGGGGAATTGAGGCGAAGGAAATCAATGACCTTTACCGTAGCATTCTCGGTATCGGTCGTTCCCGCACAATCGTTGGACAACTCACCGACTTATGCGAATCGTTTGAGAAGCCATTCCTCGTGGTCTACAACACCGAGTTGAAGCCGTGGTTTCACGGACGCAAACCGACGGCACGAGAATTGTCGGAAGAACGACGCAAGATGGCGGCGGTTATCCATTCGTTCAAGTTGACGATGCACCAACGATTCCCCAAGTTGCACTTCCTTCAACTCACGACGATGGACGACTTCGTGGAATGGCTCTACATCAACCACCGACAAAATGTTATTGCAAAAGTAAAACCACCAAAGGCACACAAACCCGAACAGGTTATCGTTGAGGAAACCGATGATAGGGTCAAGGCGTTAATGGGGTGCGGCATCTCACGGGAACAATCCGTCGCCCTGTTGGAACACTACGGCTCAATCAGCGTGCTGTTGCAGAAAAAGACTCGGCAAAAAGAAATGGTAAAAGTAAGCGGCATCAGCCACAAACAGGCCAAGCGTGTGCTTTCTCTTCGCAAGGACTTCATCAATAAGGCTTGAAGCCCAACGATGAGGTTCCGAATCCCTTGATGCTGAACCGCTGGAAATTCACGGCGACATTGTGAACCACCAACGACGAGTAGTCGGCGTCGTCATCGCCTGTTCCGGGCGTTCGCTTGATTGATACACTGATGGTATTCCCTGCTGTGGATGCACCGTTGAGACTCGTTGTGAAAATCGGGAAGGCACGCTTCTCTTGGTTTCCGCTCAAGGTGATGGTGCGTGAATTCGTAGAGCCGGTTTCAAGGCATTCAACATCAACGGTCAAGACGGCCTTCGTTGTCCCGTCGCCACCGAGCGAATACATCCCGTTGATGGTGAGGATTTCGTCGGACACATCGTCGGGCACCTTCACGCTCATGGCGTGCGTCTGTGTGTAGCGGTTGCTGGATTCGGGATTGACGACTCCCGTGAACACCATACCCTCCGACGACGACAACGCCGTGGCGGATGCCGCTTGGATGTCGCTTCCGAGGCCGTCTACGGCCCGTTGCGTGTTCATGGGGGGTGGGGTGCGCTTCTGCCCAAGAACGCCAAAGGAGGACTCGGAAACGCCCATTTCCAAGAAGTCCATGCGACCCTTCGTGTTGCCGTAGGAAGATGAAGCCATCGTGTTGCTGTTGAAGGTCTTGAGGAACGCATCTTGAACGCTTTGCGACCTACCGCCTTCAAGGCGAGCCGGAGTTACGGGGTTTGTCCCGATGCCACCCGAAACTGGCGGCCCGACGGGTGGGCGTGGGGGGCGTGGCCGCTCACGGGACGAGCCACCGCCAACTTGACCGCTGGATGCCTGTTGTCCCCGACCACGGGCGACGGATGGGAACAGATAGCCACCTAAGCCGCCCTTCTCTTTGGTTTGGTCGCGCTCAAGAGAAAGGGACACTTGCTCAATGTCCCTGCCATCAACTCGCCAATCAATGTTCGTGATAACCATTGACTCCGAGGACAGACCGAGGCCGCTGTCCGTGAAGGTGACCGTCGTCGCTGGTCGCCACCGGATGTCCTCAACGATGTGAACCCGTGGACAGTACCAAGCGTTTCTCGCACCCATTAGACCGGTCATGTTGTCATATTTGCGTGCGCCGAGAGGGAAGATGGATTCGCTGTTGGTTGCCGCCCATGCGCTCGGCCCGAAGTTGGTGATGTCGTGTGCATTGTGGAGGATTCCCGACGCCGATGGGTCGCCGCATCGGTGATACAGAAGGGACTTGAGATAATCTACATTTACCGAAACAATAATCTTCGCACCCGACGGCTGAGATAACCAATAAGTGGAGGGAATGTCAACCTCATAAAACCCGTTGCGCTTGACATTAACCGTGGTGAAGGACGATGAGGTTCCCTCCAGCGTAGGGGTCAATGTCGGAAAACCAGCGCGCGTGAAAAAGTTGGGAAATTGGCCCGGAACCGCTTCGTCAAATGCGAAGTCCGTCAATCCGATGGTGAATTCTGCGTTATCAATGTCGGTTCCGGTCTGTCCGTCTTTGAGGGCGACCCAAACGCGAAGGTGTTCGTCCGTGGTGGTATCGCTCGTTAGCGGGCAACCGCTTGGGATGTGGACGACCTGCACCGCATGGCTTAGGCTGTGTGCGCCCCACCACCAATAGTGGTCACCGTAGGTATCGGTGTCATTGAGACTGCCTCCGGGCGTGACATATCCCTTGCCGAACCGTTCACGATAGAACGAATCACTTCCGTTTTGTCGTCCGAGGTTCCCGTCCAAACCGTTACACATTCCTTGAGCCAGCGTTCCGTTGTATGCGGCCCAATCCCAATTTTTTCTGTTCGCATAACCGGGGAAATAAGGCCACGAAATGAATCGCTCTATCCAGTCCGCATTCACGCCGTTTTCGGCGTGTCGTGTTGGGTCAGCGATGTAGCCGTATCGCCCTTTGTCCAGCATTTTGTCGTCATGCGTCAAATCCCGCATGACATCGCCTTTGACTCGGATGGCCTTTGTTTTAGCCTTGAAGTATTCTTCTTTTGCCACAGCCTCGGCCTCTTGCTCGCTCGTGATTTCGGGGATTTCAACGATTTTCCACCGGTAGGTTTGGTTTAGCGTAGGTGCCGGATGGTCTGCGAAGGATGCACCGTTGTTGTAGTAGACCCGAACATTCGTGATGTGGCCCGACATTTGAGCGTCAAGTGATGATACCGTCAAGATGTCGCGATTCACCACTTCACCGAGATTGTAAGTCGGACGAATCTCCAATTTGTTATCCCGCCCCATTTGATAGGTGATGGGTAGCCGCTTGCTGTTGTCAAAACCGAAGCCTGTGGCTTCCACGGATTCACGGAGGATGGAGAACATGGACTTGCCACCACGGGCGTCGTAGGGCGCACCGAAGGAGTCAAAGTTGGCATCCGTGCCGTCGGTCGTTTGATTGATTGTTAGGGGAATGGAACCGTGGTCAAACCAACATGAGATTGCTGATTGAGCGAGCCAAGTCTTGGACAGGTTCAGCGACCACAGGAAACGGGCTTTGTCGCTCAACCAATAGGTGCCGATGTTAGGCGCAACTACATGGCCGTCAATCTTCATCAAGAAGCGCAGTGCGTATCGGGGACTTACACTTCCCACAATAATAACCTCGTCAAACGCACCTGCGGCGTTTGTTTGACCTTGCTGGTTGAGGGCGATTTGTGCCGTGCTTCCGTTGCTCTTGATAACATCGTCCATCAAAATGCCTTCAAGGTAGGCTTCGGCGTTGGTCGTGCTTCTGTTAGTAGCCGCATCCGGTTCGGTGTAGATACCGTAGAGTTGTTGCGGGATGCTGATGCTGTCGCTAAGTGCGACATCCTGTCGGGTGCTTCCGCTTTCCGCTGTCGGTGTGCCGTCAATCACAATCGTCGTCGCCGTCACGCTGGAAATCTGTGCGACCCACTTCGCAGTGACATTCCGCACCCGCATACCGGCTTTGACGCCATCGTTCACGAAGTCTGCACCACTACAAGTGATGGTCATACCCGAACCCGAAGCAGTGCTGGTTGCCGACTCAACAACGCTGGTGTCCAACTTGCCGTCGTAGACATACCAAAAAATCTCAAAGGATGGATTCTGCGAACCGGAACCACGGGTCGCCTTCATCTTGCCGAAGCCGTTGTCTGCAAAGTCAGCGATAGCCGAGGTGGAGGGCTTGGTTTCAATCACCGTGTCAGCGAGGTTGATGGTGCGGTTCAATTCAGCGGTTGAACCAATCCACCGTCGGAAATTTTCTTGGAAGCCATACGGCACAGCGTTGTTACTCACGGTGCTTGAGGCTTGAAGCCAATAACTGTCCATGAGGATAGGGAAGCCGTGATATTCGGTTTCATAGTCCCCGATGTTCACGGTTCCTCCGCTACGCTGTCCGAAGGTTCCACTGTTGATAAAGGTGTTAAGGTTAAAGAATTTTGAGCAATCGTAGACAAGCAACGAACCTCCGGTGTCCTCCCAATCACGAAGGACGGACTCACGGTGCCCGACTTCTGCTTTACGCAAGAATGGCCCGGTGGCAGTCAAGGGCTCGCTGGAAGTGAACGGTGTGGTTGAACACTTGAACAGGGTCTTGGTGGCAGTCGGGCTTCCCACAGTGAGCGAGGAAATGGTGTGGATTCCATCGTAGTTGTCGGAGTTGAAAATAATCACTTTGTCGCCAACAGCCAAGTCGGAAACGCCGCTATCGGCAGTAACCAAAGCAAATTCAATACCTCCTGCATCTTCGGCTATGACGGTTGAGAGTTGAATTGTCGGGCCATCTCCAAGCGGGGTTGACCAAGGTGCGTTAGTCGTCGGGTCAATCTCCCCGTCCAACTCCCAAATGTCCAAATCGTCACCAATTTTCAAGTCGGTAAATTCGTCGTAAGAACCGTCGTCGTTAAATTGGTCAGCGAAGGAAATCGTGACATCATAATTTTCCTTGACGGGTTTTATTAGGCCAAAATTCTTTTTGCGATAACCACCGTCAGCGTCGGCGTCACCATTGTTTCTCATGTCGGCCCATTGAAGCCAAATGTGCTTGTAGTCAATGCCCGTAGAAAGCGTATAAACGGCCTCTCCGCTTGCGTGGTCAATGGATAGGCCCTTGACCCCCACGAGGTAGTGGTTGCCGTCGTCAGCAGGGCTTATGTAGCCGTTGTAAGTAAAGGTGTCAACGAACCCGTCCGAGTTGATAACTTGCCCGACTCCGTGCGTTTCCGACGAATCAATGAAGGATGACGAAACTTGAATGACATCCGAATCAGCCGTGAACGCCGCTTGTGCTGTCCCCGCATCCACGGATTGGAAGCCGTAGACGCCGAAGTGTTTCTTGAACCAAGCCGACTTCGGCAAGTCCCGCATCCAAACGGCGTGCTGGTCGCGATAAAGCAATTGCGGGTCGTCGGTATCGCTCACAAATCCTTCCTCAAAGGTATAATCCACCGAGCGACCGGTGATAACGGGAAGTGAACCGCTTGTCACATCTGTTTTAACATAAAACTTTCCACCGTGGGATTGCGTAGCAACGGTCGTGTAGAATCCGGCGGCGGGGTCAGTCCCGCCGTTTCCGTTCTCCGAAACGGTGATGATGTCCCCGACCTTGAGGGCTGTTCCATCGCTCTTGATTGGCTGTTCGCTGAAAGTGAGAATCACATAGCCGGACTCCGCACCCGTCGTTGGGTAGGTGCTTCGGTCGCCTTGAAGGATGCCGGAACCGTTGGTGGCGTTTGGCACATAGGGGATGTCCGATGAAGAGTATTCTAACGCTTGATTTCCCGAAACACCAAAGGGCGTGTTGTCAATGGAAGTGATGGTCTTTCCTTCGGCGTTGTGGTCAGCCGTTCCGTAGATGTCGGGGGTGTCGCTGGTCGTGTAGCCCGTTGAGCCGTGAGCCATGATAACCTGCGTAAGACCACCGGTTTCTTTGTTGATGCCCTTAACTTTGTAGCCCATCCATTCGTTCTCAACGCTGTTCGGGCCAGCCAAGTCCTCGTTGTTATACATTTGAATCGGGTGAGCCGTGTTGAGTTGCGTTCGTTGTGTCGCCAACTCGGTGTAGGATGTGGCCGATTCAAAGCCAAGCGTTGTCTGTGTCTCTTTCATTCGTGCCGCACCCATGAACATTGACTCGGAGAGTAGGTCAACTTCTGCTTGGCGTGAAAGCACTTGGTCGCTTGAACCGAGTCCGACTTGTCCGATTTCCCAAGAGGTGATTTGACGGTCAAGCAACGACAGTGAATCGCGAGCGGAGATGTTGATTTGTCGTGTCCGGTCGTCGGCAAGTTGTTTTACGCTAACACTTTCAATGATACCCGACCACAGGGGGCGGTCAATGTTGCCGCTAAACATGAGCAACCGCCAATCGGTGATGTCGTCGCTGGTGAACCACGGCGTAAGGTTCTGCTCGGTGTCGTCGTCAAACACCGTGATGCTTGCTTGACTCACACCGTTGACAGGCATGGTGCAAGTCCATGAGTTGACGGGTGCAGGGAGAGCGGTTCCATCGGGCATATCGGTGAGGGGGCGGTAAAGAGCCACACGGTCAATCATTGTGACGACTACCATTCTGTTAAATGTATTGGTAATACCACTGTTTTGCATGAACAACTCCCATCCGGTCAACTCCGAGGGAAGGAAGGCCGCTGTTGTTTGCGAGTTGTTGTTCATGGTGTAGCCCGATGAATAAGAGCCGCCAGCCGTGTTGCTTCCGGTCACCTCGGTGCCGTCGTGATACACCTTGAATTTGTTGTTGGTGTAGTCCAACTTGAAATCCAAGTCAAACCATGCGTCTTTATCGTTTAAGGTTCCGACTTTATCCCCGCCACTAAAATACATGTGGTATCTCCCAACACCCCCGCTCAATCCTTCTCCGGTGTCCGGTTGAATTGTCCACTCAATCGCCGCCGTTCCTCCGCCGCTACCTGTCGCCCCCCATGTTGTATTTACGGGAAAACCAATTTTAAGTGTGTAAAATCCCTTTCCTTCCGTCGGTTCACCGAAACTGCTCGGTGGGGTTTGGTCATAATCACCCATCATCATTTGTGTGCTTAATCGGATAGTGAAATAATCACCGTCGGATTTGCTGTTTAGGTTAGCCGATGATGCGATTATCGGTCGGTATTGTCCGCTTGGTGTTTGATTGTCTAAACGATGTGCATTTCCATCTTCACTGTAAGTGGTTATCGCCAAAAAAGGCTTTTTGGAGGGGGAAACAATCGGCAAGAAAATAACTTCGGCGTGGTCTTCGTGAGCAAAGGCGTTTCCGGTAGTTGGGTCATACGCGGCCATGTTTAACCTTTCTCCTGTCCAAACACCTGTCAAATGAGCGTAGTTGTTCCAATCCGGGTGTGCAGAATTGGAACTTCTACCTGCTTTAGACGCGGCCCAATTTAATTTATTAAATTCATACCTGCTTTCCCGACCGTGTGTTGGGTCGGTGTCGCCTCCGGGGATGTAGTAGCGGATGGACGAATCAGCCGACCCGGTGATAAGCATATAGGTGTCGTCTGTGGATGCAACACCCGCCTTGTCATACCGCACACGGTTTGCGTTTGTGTTGCTGTTGGGGTATTGGATTTGCGAGCGACCAGCCCATCGTGCGCCTTTACTCAATCGGTTGCTGTCAAAGGTTGCCCAACGAGCGATGCCGTCATTGGAAAGCAAGTAGGAAGATGCAGACGAAAACTCGTTGTTGTTGGCTCGGTCGCGAACAGACCAGCGATAGCGAGGGTTGAGGGGGGCTTCCCCGTTAAGCAGGTTGCCGTGGTGTGTTTCATCGGCGTTGTAAGCACCATCGGTGGACGGTTGGTTGTTGTCGTCGGCAATCACACGAGAGCCGAGCCAATCCTCATAGTAGCCAGCGAGCCAAAAACCGTATTTACTTGTGCCTGTTCTCGTCATGTTCTCACTTCTCTATCTATGCGTTGGGGATGTTGAGTCCCAAACCGTTCAACTGCTCTACAACTTGCTTCGTGATTTCGTTTGCCGCCTGTGTGGTCGTCATTCCGTTGAAGTTGTTGGTCATAATGACCTCGGTGCTGGCAACCAGCGTTTCCACACCTTTGTTCACAACTTGCTTTACCATGTCGCCAGTGATGTTGCCCTTTGCCATCCCGAAGAACATTTCCTCACGAGCGTTGCTAAACTCAAAGGCGGCTTCTCTTGCCGCTTCAATGGGCCCGATGAATTCTTCTTCAATTTTAGCACCGGCACCGTCAAAACCGAAGCCGTTTGCTTCGTTGTCCTGTTGGAATTCACGGAAGTCCCGGTCTAAAATGTCCAAGAAGTCGGGCATGGATTCGGCCATCAACGCCGCTTCAAGCACCGCACCTTGATATTCAGCAGGGATGGCCGCAAACGAAGCCGCCGCTTCCTCACCCAAGCGTCTTACCAATTCCTCGTGCGTTTCGTATTCCAAACCGAATGCGCCACCGGCACCCTCAATCGCAGATTCAGCCACGACATCCTCAAAGAAGCCAAAGACTTTTCCGCCAATTGTTTCTCCTTTGGCTTGTTGCTTCAAAAATTCTTCGTTGGCATTTTTGTAGGCTTGAGCGGCGTTGAACAATTCTTCGGCTTCCGACAGGTCGTTTGACAATGCCTGTGCTTGACGCACAGCCTCAATGTCTTGGAGAACCTGCAACTCTTCCTTCAAAGCGTCTAACTGTTCTTGCTTGATTCGCAACAACGCTGGCTCGGTGATGTTCGCCATGTCGGATTGGATGTCGGCAATCGCTTGCTCGGTGTCAACTCGCATTTGCTGAACGCCTTGAAGGTCGGTCATTTCAAGGGATGAGGCCATTTTACGGTATGCCTCGCCAGCGTAGAGAGCCGAGCGGGTCATCCCATCAAATGATTGAGTAAGGGAGTCAGCACCGTCGTCCATGTCGGGCATCAATTTGTAAGCGATGTAGGAAATAATTCCAATCACAACGGTCGCCTTACCGAACGCAATAAACGCTTTGTTTAACGCTCTCATGTTGAACGCCGCAAGACCAGCGGCCTTACCTGCGCCGTTTAATCCGGTCATAAGTCCGAAGGATGCCTTCGTCGCCGTGACCATCTGTAAGGTCATCGGAATCATGCTTAGATTCATCAAAACCATGCTTGCGCGGGCCATTTTTTCATCTTCGGAAAACATGGACAACGCCATGCTTGCGGCACCAAAACCTCCGGTTAATTGCATCAACTTCATGTTCATAAACATGGCCGCATCCACGGTCTGTTTCGTTTGGACTTTTACAGCACCCAAAGCGTTTCGGAAAATTGCCAATTGAGGAATCAATTTACGCAGGGCCCCTTCGTCAAGACCATACGCCATAGCCAACTCTCGTGCGGCTTTTTCGGCCTGTTCCATAATGAGGTTGTTTTGATTCTCGGCAGACGACTTTTGCATCGTGATGGAGATAATCTCCATGTGAGCGTTGCGTAAGATTTTGGCGGCTTGTGTTTCCCCTTGAATCGCCGTAGCGTTTTGTAAAGATTGTATGTTCTGTCGTCCTTCCTGTGCCAGCAATTTAGCATTGTCGGACAACTCCTGCTTTTTGGCGTTCAGTGCCGCTTGGTCAGTAAATTTAAGGTTATTTTTAACTTGTAGTCGTTCCCTTTCTTTTTGGACAATTTGTTCTTCAAGGTTAGCCATCGTGGTTGCGATTTCAACTTCACGCTTCTCCATCTCAACAAGATACCGCTTTTTGATTGGTGCGCTGTCGTCATAGCCTTTTATTTTCTCGTTTTCCACATTTTGGAATCGCTTGTATTTTAGTTTTAATTCTTCAAGAATCGCATCTTCATGCGAAAGTCGCACACTGTTCTTCGCCGCTTGGAGGTTATCAATTTCAAGTTTGAGGTTTCTTTCTCTTGTCATTTTACCCTTATAATAAGCAGAATTGGTAAGCCTGTGAATTTCCAATTTGTTCTTCTTGGCTTCCATCTCTTTGATTTCACCTTGGATAATCAACCGCTGGTCTAACAACTTTGAACGGTTATTTTGCAGGTCTTGGCCTCCCATGTTGAGCAGGGCTTGTTGTGCGTCAAAGCGTTGCTTGTCAAAACGCAACAGGGAAACGGCGGTCAATGCACGGTGATTCTCAACCTGTGCCGTGGATTCTATGGTTTCAAGGTTCGCACGGGCCAAAGCACCCTGTTGGCCGTATGCGCTGGCTTTCACAAGGTCTTGACCGGCGATAGCGCGCTGAATCTGCAACTGCGTTTGCAGGGACACCGTAAGGCTCATCATGTTGAGGTTGGCCTCTACCATTGGGGCAAAAATCTTCCCCATCTGTTGCATTCTCACGACGCCATCAGCAATCGCCCCAAAGACCCTGCCGAAGCCATCGTCTTGCGAGGCAAACTCAGCGAATTGCTCATTCAGTGCCGCTTGTGCGTTCGTGGCACGAATCACGGCTGGCGTAAAAATCCCACCAACTGCGGCCTTTGCATCCGTCAATCGCGATTCAGCCTGTTGTAGCAGGAACGCCTCGTCTTTGAAACGGATGTTCAATTCATCGCTGGCGGCATCCAACTCTTGGATAGCCATACTGTTCAATTCAAGGCTTCGCTGGTAGCCGTCCATCAACTTGATAGCACGAACATAGTGGTCGTTGCCAGCAATCGCTTGTGCGATTTCCATTCGGTGTCGGCTTGACAGTTGTGGGTAAATGGCGGAGATGTCCGCCAAAATGTCGTGCATTGACCGCAGGTTCTTATCAGCATCCTTTGTCTCAATACCATACTTCCGCAGAATCTCGCTGTTGTTGCCTGTGTCGGCACCAAGCCGAGCATACATCATCTTGAGCGCACGACCGGCTTTACCCTGTTCTTCACCGGCTTCAATCAGTGTAGCCGACATGGCGGCCATGTAGGACAAATCGTCGCCAGCCAACTTGGCCGACGAAGCGAATTGGTTCATAACATGGGTCACTTGAGCCATCGTTGCCGACGAACGGTTTTCAACGGTGTTCAGTTGGTTAAGAATCTTGACGCTCTCTTGGCGAATCACATTGACCCGCTTCTGTGAGGACAGTGTGTCAAATTGAGCCTTCGTCAATTCACCATACATGAAGCCGGTCTGCTGTTGAAGTGCAATCAACCGCTTCATGGCTTCCTCGGTCTGCATACCACCAATCATACCGAAAGCAATACCGACTTCGGTTGCGGCAGGGATAGCGGCACCACCACCCACAACCGACGACAACTGCGCCATCTTGGCACCGGCGGCGAGGGCTTGGTCGGCTGTGAAACCAAACTGTGAACCGAGGTTTTCAATCTGTCCAGCCAACAACTCGGCGTCGTCCCCCGCTTGCACGAATTTCTCAAACTCAATCCGAGCGAACCCCAACTCTTTCGCAAGGGGAACGGTGCTATCTACGACCTGCTGGATTTGTTCACCGATAAGCCCAAGACCTTCGGTGATACCCGACAAACCGTCAAGCATCAATCCCTGTAAGACAGTGATTTTTGCTTGGGCGTCACCAATCAATCGCGTGGCTTGGAACGAACCGACGACATCAAAGAAAATACGGGATGCACCGGCTCGCAGAACGAGCATGGTGACTGTGGCGAAAATAAGCACCACGGGCATGAAGGATAGGAACAATGCTTCTATCAAACCTCAACCCTCGCTCAACTATCGCTACGCTCTAAGGGCAAGCCTAAGCCCTGTAAAAAGGCTACACTTTCATTGTCGTTTAAGACTTGGCGTTGTTGTCGCTTTTGGTTGCGACGAGCCACCATACCTTTACCGTCAAATTTCTTTTTGGCTTTGCCGGTCGCTTCGGTGATTTTGTCGTTGATGTCCATAGCCACGAGCAAATCAATGGTCATGCGCTCTTGACCGCCTTCGCCATCATACCTGTCCCACAACTCGGAAGGAAGGGTGCCTTTGTAGGCCATGCACAGCGTTGGTGCTACTCGGAAGAATTGTCCAAAGGGGGCGCACCATCCGGGTCGTCCCCACGCACGAAGCCAAGAATCATCCGCAACTCTTCGCTGGTCAGCGAATCCACATCAAAGTCCTTTGGCTCAATGATTGAGCGAGGAATCCATTCACGCATTTGGGATTCAAGACCTGCGCCTTCCTTTTCCAAGGCTTCGGCAAACTGCTTCTGTTGTTCTTCCGTCCATTCGGAGGTGTCCAAACCAAAGTGCATGTGGTCACGAAAAACTCGTGCTTGGATGTTCTCAATCCTTAACTTGGTCATACCACCTGCTTGTCGGCAGGTGATTTTTGTTCCATCGTCTAATTCAAACTCTTTTGTCAAAACAGGCATACTTTTTTCACTTCTCTTTCCTTTTAGGGGAATACTATACTCATGCTATAATCGCAACAACTGTGCAAATCACGGTGTTGCTGTCTTTCTTTCTGCTTGTAGACGCATTGATAATGATGTCGTCGTTTGCGATTGCGGCTCGCAAAGCCGTGGTCACAGCGGCGGCTGTTCCCTCAAAGGTCAAGACCGTTAATTTGGTCTTGTCGGGAATCGCTGTGCCGCCGTTGTTTGCCAATCAAACCACCTCAGTAAGCACCGGATGTAGCGTTCTTCATGGCAACATCCATCATCTTGTTATCGGTGGTGCTGTAAAGAGCAATAAATGGCACAGACATGGTTTGCGTATCACGGCCCGACACATTGGCGTCGGGTGCTTCAAAGCGGATTTTGTAGAAGTTGAATACCATCATGTCGGCGGTGCTTTCGTCGCCAAATTGAACCTTTAACTCAACACCACTGCCGGACAACTCGTGGCCGTCAGCGGAAGTCAATTGCGTGTAGGTTGGCTCGTCGGAAACTGCCGTGTGAATAATCTTGTTAAACTCAATCGTTCCGCTGATTTCACGGCGTTGGCTTGGTGGAAGGCGAACATAGGTTGCATCACCGAGGCCACAGGCGTTGTCGCCATCACGGTTAAGGGAGATGTCAAAGGAGATGGATTTCACGAGGTTGGAAGCCGTTCCGTTGCCATTGAAGAAAATCTTGGCATCGGAGAAATACAGGGCGGCTCGGTCGGCAAAGGTTGGGGTGCTGAGGGTACCAACTACGCTTTCTGCCTTGCCCATCATGGAGGCAGTGACCATAGCGTATTCGTTGATGTTTGCGCTTACAGAAAGACTGTCAATGGCAACACCGGTGTAGGTGTGTTCTTTTTCTTCACGGCCAACTTTGACGGTAAAAGAACGGTCGGTGCCAGCCTCGGTAAAGGTGTGGGTGTAAGGGTCGCCCGAACCGGTCACGGTGTCCGTTGGGAACAGGCCCGAAAGCACAAGTCCGGTAAAGTCGTCCGTGGTCATAGCGAGGTTGATGTCGCCTTCGGAAAACTCCTTACCCGTATTGGACTTAGCCGTTCCGTAGCGGCTCATGTCCGTGCGTTGAAGGACATCGTAGGTGTGCTTGATGGACTCGTCGTCAACTTCGCCGTACACTTCTCCGCTTCCGGGGTCAGTCCCGTAAGTCGTTTCTTTCACAATGGAAACATATCGGTTGTTAAATCCACTCATGGTGTTCACCTTTCGGTGTTCTTTCTACCTTGCGGTTGTTATTTAAGCGTTTCACCGGTGTCGCATATTGATGCGGCGCATGTAAGTCAATGTAAGCAAGTGTGTGCAAATCGTCACCTCGTCATCCATGCGTGACTGCAACTCAAGACTATACTCATAAAGACTGTCCGTCGTCCCGTTCAATCCCGTGGTCGTGTATAACTCATCAAAGCATTCCCCCACAATGTTGAGCCCTAAGCGGTAAGCGTCCTCGTAGGTTGTGCCACGGGTGGTGACATAGATGAGAACATCGTATTCTTGGTCAATCCGACCGCCACCAAGAGCGGCAAATGTGGGCGACCCAAGACCACGCAACAGCACATGGATAAATGGGGGAATACTACGGGACATCATTTCCTGTGAGATGTCATAGCCGTATTTGATTGAGCCAGCGTCAAGGTAAGTCTTGAGATGCGCCCTCCGACTGTTGCGAAGCGACTCCACGATGGATAGACCCATGCGAAGCAGGGTGTCAGTAGCCAAGTCGGAGGGGGCCAACTCAAGCGGAGAAAAAGAGCCTTTGTCAGTTGCATATACCGAGGCCCATTCTACATTTCCTGTGTTGTTGCCCCATTCAATCGTTCGGCTTGAACCGGTTGCGCCGGTCACCGAAAGATACTTTGTTTGTGCGTCGTCGTCCTCAATCATTTCACGCATATACAGACGAGCGTTGCCGGATGCGTCAAGAGTTAGACGAAGTGCAAGGGGAACGGGGTAATCGTTCAGCATTTTGATGTCAAGGTATTCTGTCTCAATCGTTGTCGCACCCACCAATCTAAGCGTTTGAATGTTGCCAGTGGCTTGCACTTCAACTTTGTGAGTCCCGTTGTCTAATTTCATCAGCACTTCTCCGTTGTCCGGGTCAGTTGAGCCGTATTTGATAATCGCAAAAAGCGTATAAGCGTCGGTTGTGGGCGTCACATTGTATCGGGCGTCGGTGACCACCCACCACTTATTCACTTCGCTTGCGCCGCTTCCTGTGGCCGTCCAAGCACCATTGAATTCTCCCGTCGGGGATGTCGGGTTTTCACCGTTAAGTCGGTGATTCCAATACTCTTCTGTCGTGGCGATACTCATACTACAAACCTCTTCATTTTACTTTCAAGGGCATTCTTAATTCGGTTTTGGAAATACCGTTCAGCGTGCCCCAAATAGTCTGTTGCAGGGAAGCCGTATTGGTAGCCAACACCACCGCCGCCATACCAAGCGGTAGGGCCACCCATGCTTCCGACTTGACGACCGTGAACAGCGGCACCACCGGCTGTTCCACGCGTTCCCCTTTTGTGGGTAAATGGGAATGTGCCGGGAGAAACGCCCTCTTGAAGTGCTACGGCAATTTGATATGTGCCGCCCGTGTCGTCCGGCTCGGTGTGGACACCCTCTCCACCAATCGTTCCTCCGTGGATGCGTGGCCCACGGCTACCAAACTTTGCTTCAAGCGTGACATCGTCGCCTTGAATGACGGCCTTTCTGTCGCCTCGCTTATCGTAGTCTAACGAATGAGCAACCAACTTTGCCAACGGCGTGATAGAAGCATGAGCGTAAAGGTAGTTGGTGGTCATTTGCTTGGCGTAGGAAAGTGCCTCACCGGAAGCAACTTCCATGACCCGT